CGATTTATTTGATAGTGGCCGAGGTGCTTTAGTTTTTGATTCAGCCAAGGCTCCTTTTGACGGTACAGAACAAATACATGCTTTTCATAGAGTACAGGTAGCTACCTCAACATCTGCTTTGTCAGATTGTATAAACTTTGTAGATATAACTCAATCAGCAACTTTTAAATTCAAGTTTGCAAAATTTAGATTAAAATTAACTAATGATGATGACCAAACATCAAGTAATGTTAAAACTGTTCAAATAAAATTAAATATGGAAGAAAGAACTATTGGGGAAAGTGATTTAGCAACATCATCTGGTAGTAAAACTATCACATACGGAAATGCTTTTTTTGCAGTTCCTTCAATCGGTATAGCAGCTCAAAACATGGTAACGGGAGATGTATTTACAATATCATCAAAGACAGTTTCTGGTTTCACTATTGCTTTTGTCAACAGTAGTGGCGCTTCAGTAGATAGAACTTTTGATTATATTGCTAAAGGTTATGGGTTGCAAAGTTAAAAAGAAAAGGATATAGATTAGATATGGCACAAGTAAGTGATGTAAGTTTAGCGAACCAAGGATTTAGTTCATTTAGAACTGAACTCAATAATATTTTAACAGCTTTAAATTCTTCACATAGTGGGAGTTCAGCACCTGGATCAGCAACTGCTGGAACATTATGGGTTGATACTGCTACAAGTGGAGTATTAAAATTAAAAATAAATGACGGTTCTGATAATGTGGAAATTTTACAATTAAATATTTCAAGCAATGCTTTGACAAGCACTATGTCAGTCACAGGAACTATTTCAGAAACTGACCCAAATGCTTTACCACTTGCGATTGCTTTAGGATAGGAGTTTAAATGGCTAATACTTTTAAAGTAAAAACTAATGGGGCAATGCCTGCTTCGGCTGGAACTCCATTAACTTTATACACAGTACCAAGTTCAACAACGACAGTAGTTATAGGTTTAATGCTTTGTAATATTCATACAGCTGCAGTCACTTGTGATGTTCAATTAGTAAGTGATACTTCAGACACAGAAACAAATGAAACAGTTTTATTAATTAAAGATGTGAGCATACCAGCAAATTCAACTTTGGAATTATTAACAGGGGGTAAAATCGTTTTACAAACCACTGATATTTTAAAGATTGATTGTTCTGTAGCTGCAAAGATAGACGCAACATTAAGCATATTAGAGACAACATAAGAGTAAAATATGGGTTTTATAGGTAATACACCAACTCCAGTACCATTAACTACAGGCGATATACCAGATTTACCAGCAACAAAAATTACATCTGGAACTTTTCCAGCACTTAATGGTAGCAATTTAACATCTTTACCAGCTGGAAATTTAACAGGAACTTTACCAGCTATATCTGGTGCAAACCTAACAGGCATAAGTGGTGGTAAAATTTTGCAAGTCGTTGGTAGTTTGCAAGATATTACTCATTCAACAACATCAACAACATTTGTAGATAGTGGGATAAAAGTAGATATTACACCATCAGCGACATCTTCAAAAATTTTAATTATTATGAACACATCAACCAATTATATGGATAGTTCAAGTGTAAACTATCAACATCTGCACACTTTATACAGAGATGTATCTGGTGGTTCAGCAACAGAGTTATCACATGGTACTAATAACAATGGTGGTTTTGGTGGTTCTTATAGACACTCAGTTTCCTTTAATGATATTGGTTATGAGTTTGGTTCAAATTATTTAGACAGCCCAAATACTACCTCGGCTATAGAATATAAATTATATCATAGAGTGGGTAATTCTGGTCATACAGGTTATTTAGGACTTGACGGAAAACACCACATGACAGCATTAGAGATAGGAGCATAAAATGGCTGACAGTGATCAAAATGCAGTAGATACACACAACATTGTAAAATTTTATAAAGCATTAAGGAATTTACATGGAAATCTACAAATATCTGTAAGTGGCGATATAACAAGTGAAGATGATTTTGATAAAAATATCACTTGGATAGATGACAAACCTAATGGTTGTAATTATACAACAGTCAAAGCAGAAATGGATAAACTGTAATGTCCTATATAGGCAAGATACCTACTGTTGGAAATTTCGTCAAATTAGATGCGATTTCAACTAGTTCAACAAACACATACAATCTAACATTAGATTCAGTTGCTTTTTCCCCAGAAAGTCCGAATCATTGTTTAGTAAGTTTGAATGGTGTCATACAAGCACCAACAACTTCA